GAAGAGGGCGTAGAAACTACTTGCTAAGTATTATATCAGAACGACCAGGTTACACCGACTTTAGTACCATAGCCATTATCACCGGCTCCAGCGGTGTTCATGGAAAGCTCGCCATAAACGCTAAGGTTTTCAGTAGCAGCAACGCTACCGCCAACTTTACCAGAAAAACCAGTTTCAGTATCAGCGCCATCAATAGCTACGATTGTAGGGCCGCCTTGGATATAATAGCCAAGTGCGCCAGACTCTCCGCCATAACCAACGTGGAAGTCAGTTGCACTACCACCAAAATCACTACCTACAAACCCGGCGTTATTTTCGATGTTGACATAAGGACCCGCAAACGCGGCGCTAGCGAGAAAAGGAGTGGCAGCAAGAGCTGCGAAAGTGGACTTAATCATAGTTGTAATAAATTGTCTCGTGAAGGAAAAGTTACCTCCTCGGATGAAAAAGATCTCGACATGATCTTTTATGAAATCCTAAAGAAATAATTAAAAAGATTTCACTAGTATATTATAAACCATGAGTGGGCTATTTGTCAACCGTTTATCTAGGTTTTATTGCATATCTTTTAACGCAGATACGTAATTCTTTGCTATTTCTAGCTTTTGCTCTTTAGCTTTTTTAGAAGCTCCTTTTATTTCTTTGTAATCTGCTACTGATTTACGCACTAACTGCGCAAATGGATCAGAATCAAATTCGGGTCGATCGATATCGAGCAGTCTGTATACTTTATTGAAATCGATAATGGCCTTGGTGGGATTTGTTTCGATTTTATCGCTCAGACCATAGTCGATTAGAGATGACTCCGTACCTCCTTCACCATCTACCATGAACTGCTGATTATGCATATCTCCATGAAAATATCCAAGCTTATGAAGGTCTTTGATAGCCTTGAGAGATTTAGCGGCTTGGACAACGGTCATCTTCAAATCGCGCTCTTTTTCCTCATCAGTGCGATTATATCCATTTGACCATAAAGGCTTGCCATTAATTGCATCCATTTCAATATGCTGAGAAGAAGAAGAATGGACTTTAGGAGAATGGCCCAGTTCCGCCATGCGCTTTCCAAGTTCCACCTCGTAAGCTCCCCATTCTTTTCCTTCTTTTAACGTCTTTACAACGCGATTATTTGCCTCGTCTTTATATACTATTCCGTAGTTTCCCTCGGCCAATTTTTTCATCTTAGAAACGTCCGGCATAGAAGAGCTTTTGGGGGCAGGTTTATTTGCCCCTATATTATCACCTTTGCCGATAAGTTTCCATCGGCCATTGGCCTGTTTTTGAAGTGTATGACCGGATTTTGGATTTTGATAAGTAGCACCAGGCTTAGCGTTAGCTCTAATAGCCTCTGGTACCATCTCATCAGAATACGAGATTTTTTTCCAACCTTCGGGAATCATTTTAAACTACAAACTTATATACCTATCTTTCAACTCACTTGTTCCACACAGGCTTTACTTCTGGTTCTTTCTCTTCTTTTTTATGTTCTGTTTTTGGCACGTTATTTTGTCCAGATGACCCGGACTTTTGATTATTCATGCTATTATTTTTTGCAGAAGCAATCCCAAATCCTGCTAATGAGCCGGAGAATACCGACGCAATAAAGGTCGGATCGAAATCCATTATTTTTTGCCCATTAGGAAGTCTGAAATACGACGCTGTAAGTAACGAAGCAGACCAAACTAAAACAACAAGTTTTACTAAGTCGCTAAGCCATTCTCTTTTTTCTTCATGGTCTTTATCTTTTAAAGATTTTTTATCTAATTCTTCTTCCATTTAACTAAATAAATAATAGAAAGAGGCAACTACTCCTCCTCCCTATAAGTAATTTAGACTATGGTAAAAAAGTGATTTAATTAAATTTTCTATTTAGTAAATATTCTACAGTATTTGCAACGTCATTCATTGCAGCCCTAAGATCCGGTTGTTGTCCAGATTCTTGATGACAAACAGGCCTACGGTTATCAGTAAGAGTCCATCTCCACTGATTTAATTCGTTCGAGTACCAAAGATTAATTCGCATATAAACCTATACACTTAAATCGGGATGGAAGGTACTGCCCCCTCTCCTCTGCTTCCCAAAAGCAGCGTTATACTTTTCTACTACATCCCGAAAAAAAAAAAAGGAGGTATCTCCTTAAGAATTTAGGACCTAGCGCCCCTGTCCGCGATATTTCTTTCTGGGCTTATTTCTACTAGTTGCAGAATAGGTTGTATTTTTTGAGCGGCCTTGAGAAGTAGATTTGGGTTTTCCAGGGATAAATATGGAACCAGAGATCGATCGTTTTCCTGCCATGGCTTTTTAGTATGTACCTATATATTATATCATAAGTAGTTTTATTTATCTAGAGACTTTTCTAAGAGAATATTCTAGAGGAGAAAACCAACGAACTAACTCTTGTGCAATTGCTTCGGTATTAACAATGCCGCAAGTAAAAATGTCACAGGCAGCAACGCCTTTCTCTGGCCAGGTATGAATAGAAAGATGAGACTCTGCAAGCATAAAAATCGCTGTGAAACCTTGAGGTTGGAACTTATGCTTTTGGTAATTAATTAAATGGCACCCATGGTCATAGAGTACGCCTTCTGAAAACGTAATAAACTCATCCATAGAATCTAAAAGAGCAGGGTCAGATCCGCATATATTTAAAAGAATATGCGTACCCAGCTGTTCGGGCTGTTTCATTTTAAAAATTTGTTATAAATATGTCCGATGATGAGAAAGAACTTTTTTCTTTAAACTCTGGGAAAACAAAAATGCTATATTTTTTTGACCAAGAGTCTAAAATTGGGTCTTTTCTACCTCTAGAAACAAATCTAGAAGTAAGAAAAAAGTTTATTTTTTGTTCGTTTAGATAGTCAAAATACTCAAGTACATCTATCTTTTTATTTAAGTTCCAGATAAATTTTTGTCCGTACTTACCCATTGAGTTAGGCATATGAAAATGCACAACTGACTGTTTAGTTAGTAAGTTTTTATCTAAAGAATAAAACTTGCCGTGCTTTAAAATAAAATCAGAGTTGATTAGTTTTTTATTTAAAATGCTCAAGTTTACGGTATCTAGCGCATGAGGAAAGTAGTCTCCGGCAAAACTATTAAACCTATCGAATTTATGTCTGAACCCACTGCAGGCCAAAAGACAATATAACTTTGCAATTATTCTCTTTGAAGGATTGCTCAAAGACAAATTGACTTCTCTCTTGAGTCGTTTGAATTTAGCCGGGCCCCACTTCCCCTTAAAATCTTTTTCAAATACCTCATGGATTAGTGACTCTGCATATCCCATCTTTAACAACTCATGCAGTTGGATGATATATCTCTCTTCAGAAATGCCCATTCCTCCGGCGCATTCATACAACACTTCTCCAGTAGACAGCCCAAGATCATAGATATAACGCTGCTTAAAGCCCGATTTAAAGGCAAAAAATGCACTTTTTGACTGCGGGAGTAATTCTCTACCTGGATAAGGCAAAACCGCCCTATTTAAGCCTTCTCCACGTTTTTCCATTATAAAAACAAACTAAGTTTTGTCCGTATATTCTTATAGATCCAGGCGGAGTTTTTTCGTAACTTTTCCCATCTCCGAAAGATTTTATAAGCAAGTATTCTGTGTACTCTTCTGTGTTTTCTACAATTTTTATCGCTTTGCTTAAAAATGTGAGTACAGATACGCAAGGAATAGAAAAAATATTAACAGAATCGGTGTCTTTAAGAGATAAAGGATAATACTTACTCCTAGAGGTTATTAAATGATTTAAATGAGATATTTTATCAGGAGAGAACTGTAAATATCTGTCAGAAGAAATCATGATAGTTTTTCTGGAACAGAATAATCTACATCATTCCAGTGCCTTATTGCATTGGAAATGATAGCAATATTAGTAATGAGGTAAGTGATAAAAATAATAGTGCGTATAATAGCAATGATATCTGACTCTCTGTCATCTTTCCCCGCCTTCTCTCCTAAGGCCAAAGCCCAAATCCTCCAGATCGTTTTTCTTTTTCTCATCTTCTAAAATTCTTTGATAGGTATATAGAGAAGGCCAGGTATCTCTAATAATCTCTGCTTCTTTATAAGATATATCAGAAGTTTTTCCTTTAATCTCGGATTCATAGCAAAACTCTACTCCATAAGTGTTTTCGAGGTTGTCTGTAAGGTAATCATATAGCAAATCTGCAAATCCATAATGAGGCCGTGTGCCAGTTTCCAAAGCGCCACTGGTTGCCATTGTCCACATAATATCCAGTTGTTTTTTATCAGGCAGATTCTTCATCATTCAACTCCGCGTTTCTTAACTATTTGATCCCATGCTATTTTGAATTTTTTGTCCCAGTTATCACAATAAACCGGATAAAAAGCGTTAAGAGATGCAACAATATCCACTATTGCAGAGGTGTCATTTTTGTCAACCGCTTCTTGTAGTTGTGTGAGCATGAAACTAAATGTAGTAATCTGAGAAAAAGCATCCTCAAGATCATTCATTACTTGCCAGGTTTTAGTGATTGTCATTGTTCTATACAAATAATACGTCGTTGATAGGAATCGGGTTCACAAATAATTACTTTCTTTGATTCCATGTGTTGCCATCCATGATTTAATGTGTGCCAGAACTCACCCCAAATACCATAATCATCAAAGCGAAAACCTTTATGGCACATCAAACGATACCACCACCAGAATGGTGTATACTTAATCGGTTTAAATCCGATGATCCACTTATTTAAAAACACTGGAAAGTCCATTACTTTTGACTTATCTCTTTGAACTTTTGTTTGCCATATTGAGTAAATTTGTTCTTCTCACAATACAGGAAATACTTGTACTCTGCAACTTGATGTGGAGCATAGCGTACTACATCACATCCTTTGTACTTGTCAACCACTTCAAATGATGGTTGATCGATTGGTGTATTGTTCATTGATAGTACTCCAACGATTAACATACCAATACCTACAACACCAAGAGTAACTGCTACACCATTAAGAAACTCTTTGAGAGCATACTTGTCATCTTCAGTCATTTTTGTGCCTCTTCTTGGAATGTCCTTACTCGTTCAAGATAAT